GTTACATCTGAGAGCAACTGGCGCAACTACTATGGATCTTGTCCAGAGCTTAAGGATGATGTTAAAAAATACGGGAAAGAATCCTTTAGAAGGACTATACTGAGCTTGCATGAGACTCCTGGTAGGGTAAACTATGAGGAGACCAGACAACTATTTCTAAATAATGTACTCATTGAGAAGTTGACAGATGGGACGCCTGCCTTTTATAATAGCAACATTCTTGGTCGTTATTACAGGAAGGACTATTTCACCTATGATTCTTGAAATGCTTGTTGCTGTTGGGTTTTTTGCACCACAACAGTCCACTAATGCTACAGTAGAACCCATTCCTGAGGCAACTTGGAAATGCCCAGAGTGCTCAGAATCAGAAAAGTATGTCCTTGCAGAACTCCAACAACACACCAGAATCTCAGATCGTAATGCTCTTGCTACGATCATGGGAAACATTAAACAGGAGTCTAACTTCCATTCCAACATATGCGAGGGAGGGGCTAGAATTCCTTACAACACTTGTCATAGCGGTGGGTATGGCATCATTCAGTGGACCTCAGTAGCAAGGTATGATAACCTTGGTAAGTTCTGCAATAAATACCTATGTGACCCAAGTTCACTGGAAGGTCAGACTCGTTACATGATTAATGAGAACATCTTCCAAAGATATCTGCCTATGTTTGAGGGTGGTGGACAATCTATCTCTCAATATATGGTCCCTGCATACTACTGGTTAGGATGGGGAATCAAGGGCAACAGAGAAATCTATGCTTACGAATACACCAAGAAATTTGTTTTCTCATGAATATTCAATCCTTAAAGGAATCAATTCAAGTTTTTTCAAGAAAAGCAGTTGAGTCAATCAATTGGCCACCTACTGAAAAAGAAATTGAATGTGCTATTGATGAAGAAGTGGTAGAATGTTCTGAGATGGATGAACCATTTACTGGTGTTCCAGCACCAGTTGTCCTCTCTGATGATCCCTGGTTTGGACCTGCTATTATTTCTGACAAAGGTCAGGATTATATGGAGAAAGAAGCAGAGATCAAGCAACAAGAAGAAGAGAATCGTCAGTACTGGACGAAAGAGTTTGATAACATTCATGAGGCAATGTATAAGATGGCAACCAAAAGTGGTTCCACAACTCTTCACCTTGATCCAATTGGTGGATCAGAGAACTTCCAGGGTGGTTCTGAAAATATTCATAGATGATATGCAATGCGTTATGATTTGAATGCTTCTGGTAATTCTTTTGAAGCAATAGATCCTCCTTCAGAATGCTATATTGAATATGATGATCTTCTAAACAATAAACCCCTAAACAACTTAGAAGGATTTCTAGTTGTAAAGAATGTTTTGTCTCATGAGAGTATTGACTCTTTAAGGAGTCAATATTTTTCTATGTTTGAAGGAGATTATGAGTATGATGGTAGTGATTGGACTCATGTAAAGAGTTCAAAACTGTCACATGGTGTAGGTTCACACCCTGCTAACACTTTTGTACGTTCAAAATCATTCTGTGATTTTATTGAATCAAGTGTTTTAAAGAATCTAGCAGCAGTATTGCTGCTTTCAGATCAATCTTTTCTTTGTCCACGTGCCATTCTAAGAAGTTTTTCTCATCTTAGTTCAAGATGTACCTTGGCACATCGTGATAGGGATTATTTTAAAACATCAGACAATAGTAAAGCACTTACTGCATGGATATCACTTGGACCTGCTGATTCTCACCATGGTCAACTTGTTTATCTAAAAGATTCTCATAAAAATGTCCCCACTATAACAAAACTGGTTAGGGATGATAGAACAATTGCAAGTGATCTTAAGGGTTTAGCAGATAATCTTGAGACAACTTGGTACTTGCCAAAAGTATCAAAAGGTGATGTAGTATTTCATTGTTTAAATGTTGTACATGCATCCTTTAATACTAACAACTTAATCCCAAGATTATCATGTGATTTGCGTTTTGCATCTTCTACTGAGTATCTTGATCCCAAATGGTCTAATTATTGGAGAGGTGATGATGGGTTATAAATTTTTAGATTTTGGTCAACCAATTAATGATCAACTAGAAAAATCATTGATTGAAGTATTGCATTCTGGATTTTGGTCCACTGGTCCACAGTCAAAACTGCTTGAAGATACACTTTGGCATTTGTATAAACGTCCTTGTGTGACTACATCAAGTGGTGGAACTGCACTTCAAACAATCAGTTTGCTGTTTCCTGAAATTAAAAGGATAGCAGTTCAAACAAATACATACTTTGCTAGTTGTTTGCCATGGGTAACTGCTAACAAAGAGATTATCCTCCTTGGTTCTAGTCAGAATCTCTTGATGCCTGACATTGGCATCATTAGGGATGCTCTAGAGCACCAACCTGATGCTATTGTCCTTACACACATTGGTGGATATCCTAATCCTGATATTCAAGAGATATCAGAGTTGTGTAAGGAGAGAGGAGTTATTCTAATTGAAGACTGTGCGCACTCACCTTTTACTAGTATAGATAGTAAGTACGTTGGCACCTTTGGGGATGCAGCAATTTTATCCTTCTTCCCCACAAAACCTGTTCCAGCAGGTGAAGGAGGAGTTGTCATTCTTAAAGATCCTGTAAAGGCAAAACAAGCACGTTGTTTGCGTGATTATGGTAAGTATCCTGTTGATGGACAATTGCACCATTCACTACCAGCACTTCCAAATGCTAGGATGAATGATTTTTCTGCAGCAATTGCCAATGTAATTATTAACAACTACAAATCAATTATTCAACATAAGGAAGAATTAGCAGACATCTATGATTCAAAGTTAGGTGATTATTCTTTTAAGAAGATCAACTATACTGAATCTGTTGTTTCACCATCTTATTACAAGTATATCTGTTTTATTGAAGATTCTTCCATCAAAACTTCACCTGTTTATGATCATACAAATCAAATAACATCAATCCTTGATGAGAATTCTTATCCCTATACCTTTGTGGGTGAGACAAATTCTTGGATTCCACATGTCTGTCTACCACTCACACCATCCATGAATGAGGCAGATGTATTTGATGTTATTTCTGCCTGCTCCACCCCTTGACAAGGACTGACAGATGCCTTATATTATAGAGGTGGTTGAGAGACCACTGCTGTGACTCCCTTCCTGGTTCAGGGTCAGAGGCGATAGGAACCAGGTCTTGACTCAATAGCTCAGCTGGATAGAGCAACTGCCTTCTAAGCAGTCGGTCGTAGGTTCGAATCCTACTTGAGTCGTTGGAGAACTGATCATTCTCCATAGGGTATGCCAGAATAACAGATGTGGTCATGCACTCTGTAATGGTGAAGTAAGTCAGGGGTGGTGCCCGCTGTGGAAACACAGAACTCTTACCAAGAGGACTGAAAAGATTGAGGATCACTATTACTACTAGTGAGACCATCTTCATTGAGGGTATAGTATAATCCCTCTACCCACCCATGCCATTCTAGCTCAGCTGGTAGAGCAGGTCTTTTGTAAAGATCAGGTCGCAGGTTCAAGTCCTGTGAATGGCTTGGGGTAGTGAATACTCCACCAACCACCCATTCACTATCCCACCTGCGGATGTAGTTCAGTGGTAGAACGTCAGCCTTCCAAGCTGAATGTCAGGGGTTCAAGTCCCCTTATCCGCTCTGTCCCTTTGGGACAACATATTCCTCTATAGCTCAGTTGGTAGAGCAGGTGACTGTTAATCACCCTGTCCCTGGTTCGAGTCCAGGTGGAGGAGCCAGGGAGTTTAACTCAGTGGTAGAGTGGCTGCTTTACACGCAGTAGGTCACAGGTTCAAATCCTGTAACTCCCATGTCCAATTCAGGTTAAATGCAATCAAATGATTACAGTCAGATGCAAAGAATGTGGAACAGAACTGACAAGCACTAGCAAAGTTCAGTTCTGTGGATGTCCCAACCAAATGAGAGTTGAGGACAATAAAGTTGGTGCCCTTGACCTTGACAAAGTTGTCATGGTAACCAATAATGTAGAGAGGAAGATTGATAGTCACTTCTCTAGAGAAGAACTTCTTTATCAAGAACAAAGAAGAAGACGTAAAGTCAGAAAACTGGACTTTGAAGTCCGCTAATATGGAGAGATGGCAGAGTGGTTTATTGCACTTGTCTTGAAAACAAGAGAGGGTCATACCTCCAGGGGTTCGAATCCCCTTCTCTCCTCCACGAGGTGTAGCTCAGTTTGGTAGAGCACTCGCTTTGGGAGCGAGATGCCGCAGGTTCAAATCCTGTCACCTCGATTGTCCACCAGGATGACATACATTATGCTTTTATTAGAGGGAAAAGTAAAATCTGTATATGATACTGATAATGCAGATGAAGTATGCATTGTCTATCATGATAAAGTCACTGCTGGTAATGGTGAGAAGGAAGATTATCCTGCAGGAAAAGGGTCATTGTGTTGTCAAATCTCATCAATTCTGTTTGAAAAATTAGCAGATCTAGGAGTTAAAAATCATTATGTTAGACAACTAGGTCCTAACAGAATGATTTGTAGGAAAGTAAATATACTTCCATTGGAGGTCATTGTCAGAAACAGAGCAGCAGGTTCAATAGTAAGAACTACAACAATTCAAGAGGGTCAACCTATTATTCCTGCTATTGTAGAGTTCTTCCTAAAGGATGATTCAAAGCATGATCCACTTCTTACACCAGATAGAGTTAAGTTGATGGGTATTGATCCTAAACCTCTTCAAGAACAAGCATCAATAATCAATGAACTTCTTCTTAATGTATTCAACCTCATAGGTATGGACTTAATTGATTTCAAGATTGAGTTTGGTATTGA